TTTCTGAAGAGAATGATTATTGGGATACGATGATTGCATTGAAAAAAATTAATTCTGCTGATGTTCGACAGGTTATTACTAAACGTGCATGGTCATCAGGAACTACCTATGACATGTATCGTGGTGATTATAGTAGATCTAATACTGCTCCTGTTTCTGGTGCAACTAATTTATATTCAGCAACTTATTATGTTGTAAATACTGATTATAGGGTGTATGTTTGCCTTCAAAACGGAACCGACCCAGATAACCCTAATGGAAGGCCGTCTTTGGATGAACCAACCTTTACTGATTTAGAACCAAGATCTGCAGGTAGTAGTGGTGATAATTATATTTGGAAATATCTTTATACTATTAAACCATCTGATATTGTAAAATTTGATTCTACAGACTTTATGCCTGTTCCTACAGATTGGTCTACTAGTTCTGATAATGCAACTGTTAGAGATAATGCTGTTGATGGTTCTATTAAAATTGTAACCGTTACTAATCGTGGTGAAGGTGTTGGTCCAACAGGTGGAACACAATATGTTAATGTTCCTATCAAGGGAGATGGATCAGGTGCAGAATGTACTATTACTACAACTAATGATCAACAAATTGATACTATAGTTATTTCTAGCCAGGGATCTGGGTATACTTATGGTAATGTAGACTTGGTTGCTGGTGGGGTTCCTACTGGAACTACAAGACCTACTTTTGATGTTATCATTTCTCCTCAAGGTGGTCATGGTGCAGACATTTATAGAGAATTAGGAGCGATGAATGTCCTTCTTTATTCTCGTATTGAGAATGATAATGAAAATCCTGATTTTATAACTGGTAACCAAATTGCAAGAGTTGGTGTTGTTGAAGATCCTCAACAATATGGATCATCTTCTCTTTTAAGTGCAGATAAGGCAAGTGCTGTAGGAGCATTGAGATTAGCAGGAACTGGATATAGTTCTGCTACTTTTACAGCCGATTCTGAGTTTACACAAACTATTGCTACTGGATCTACTGCTGTTGCAAGAGTAATTAATTATGATCAAACAACTGGTGTATTAAAGTATTGGCAAGATAGAGCTCTTGCTGGTTTTAATACAGTAGGAACTGCTCAAACAGAACCTACATACGGATTTAATTTAAATGCGTTTACTGCTTCTCCAACAGGGGATGGTAGTGTTGAAATAGTTCCATCAACTGGATCTACTTTAGAAATAGATACAGGCTTTTCAGGTCTCTCTACTTCAATAAATAATAAGACATATTACCTTGGCCAAACGTTTAGTAGTGGTATTGCTAATCCTGAAGTTAAAAAATATTCAGGAAATATTATTTTTGTTGATAACAGACCATCTATAACTAGATCATCAAGCCAAAAAGAAGATATTAAAATTATTTTGCAGTTCTAAGAAATCATGCCACAGCAAACGAACTTAAACGTAGCTCCATATTTTGATGATTTTGATGCTGCTAATGATTACCATAAAGTTTTATTCAAGCCAGGATATCCTGTACAGGCTAGAGAGCTAACAACTCTTCAATCTATACTGCAACATCAGATTGAGAAGTTTGGCCAACACTTTTTTAAAGAAGGTGATAAAGTAATTCCTGGAAATACTGGATATAATAGACTTTATTATGGAATACAGATAAACAATAATTACCAAGGAATTCCTGTAACTGCATATGCTGAACAATTAGTTGGAACAAAAATTACTGGTCAACGATCTGGTGTAACTGCTGTTGTAGATAAAGTCTTATTTCCCGAAGAATCTGAAAGAGATCAACTTACTCTTTATATCAATTACCTTAGTTCAAATACTACTAACAATTCCACACAAGTATTTTCTGATGGAGAAGAATTAACTTGTAATACAGTCATTACTTCTGGATTGTTAGGTAACACCTCTATTGCTGCTGGATCTCCTTTTGCTATTACTGTTGCAAATAATGCAGCTGTAACAGGATCGTCATATCAGATTCAAAATGGAGTTTATTTTATTAGGGGTAATTTTGTTAATGTAAACCAAGAAACTCTTATTCTAAGTCAATATGAACCTAATTCTAACTATAGAGTAGGTTTACAGGTTAATGAGCAAATCATTAATTCTGATATAGATGAAAGTTTAAATGATAATTCTCAGGGATTTAATAATTATTCAGCTCCAGGTGCAGATAGATTAAAGATTTCATGTAGTCTATTTAAAAAGCCTTTAGATGATTTTCAAGATACTAGTGGAGCAGATGGAGCAGATGCGTTTTCTACTTTTACTGAATTAGCATCCGTAGAAGATGGTATTTTAAAGAGTGTTCATAATTCCAATAATTTACGATCTGCTGTTGGTGGAGGAGGTCAATTTACCTATGATTTAACTGATACTCTTGCTAGAAGAACTTTTGATGAAAGTGGTAATTATGATATAAGACCTTTCGATGTTACTGTTCTTAATTCTTTAAACAATAACACGGGAAATAGAGGTGTTTTTCAATCTGGACAATTTACTCCTGGAGGAGAAGCAGTAAGTAAGGATTTAGCTCTGTATCGTCTTTCTCCTGGAAAAGCATATGTTAAAGGATATGAAATACAGACAGATACTCCTACTTTTATTGATGCTCAAAAACCAAGAACGGTTAAAACTATAGAAGATGAGGCATTAATTTATAATACTGGACCTACTCTTAAAGTAAATAATGCTTTTAGAACTCCTACAGTAGGGATAGGTAGTACATATATACTCAGTCTTAGAGATCAAAGGGTTGGTATAAATTCAGAAAATGCAGCAGGTGCATGTATTGGTGTTGCTAGAGTTTATGATTTCAGACTTGAATCAGGTACTTATGAAGTTTCAGATTCTGATAAACCCAAAAATGAATGGGATCTTTCATTATATGATGTACAAACCTTTACAGAAATATCATTAAATTCTAGTCTTACTCAAGCTATTCCTGCATTTATTGAAGGTAAAAATAGTGGTGCTACTGGTTTCCTTTATGGTTCGGTTACTGCTGGATTAGGAATAACTGTTTATGAAACAACTGGTACTTTTATTAAAAATGAACAACTGATCATTAATGGTATTAATAATGGAAGAATAGCATTAGGTATTACACAACATTCTATATCAGATGTAAAATCTGTATATGGTACTGATGATGGTTTAGTTGGTATTAATACTTTTAGTGCTAATTGCATTCCATCTGTTTTATATAATGTTGGGGTTGCTACTGTTGGAATTGATAAAGGAGCTGCTGGAACCAAGATCCAGAGTTCTAATCCTAATTTCCCAGGAATTACTACTATTGGTAATCTTATTCAATATAGTGATATTGCTATATCTGAGGATCCTATTTTATCCAGAGTTATTAGTGTTGCAAGTGATCATGTAACTGTTGTTGGAGTTGCAACTGTATCTGGAATTTGTAATGGTGGATTACCTACTACGGCATCTGGTATTACTAGTGTTACACCTTATTTGAACGTATCTGACCTTAAGGTCATGAATACTCAATTAGATAAGTCTTCAGATAATACTTTATACACACAATTACCTAAACCAAACGTAGCAAATGTTGATTTAACAAGTGCTTCTATAATAATAAGAAAAACTTTTAGTGTTACCATCACTAATGGTCAATTAGACACTCCATTACCAACAGTTCCTGCTGCAACTGAATCTTTTCAACCATTCACTCCAAAGAGATATTCTTTGATTGGTGCAGATGGTAAAACACATGAATTAACAGCAGATCAGTTTGATTTTGGATCAGGTAATACTCTTCAAATTCGTGGATTAGTAAGTCCTCCTGCAGGTAATAAAGGAGCAACTCTTATTGCTACCATTAAGAAAACAAAACCAACTGCTAAGCAGAAAATAAGGAATAGAGTTAAGTCTATAGTAATTAATTATTCTAATAATGTTGGATCAGGAATTGGAACAACAACATTAAATGATGGATTAACTTATGGATCATATCCTTATGGTACTAGAGTTCAGGATAAGGAAATTTCTGTTAATGCTGCTGATCTTGTAGATATTCATGGAATTTTTGAATCTTCAGATACTAGTGATCCATCATCACCAAAAGTCACTTTAGGTTCTATAGTTACAAGTTCATCAACAACTAATGAATTAATTATTGGTGAGCAGTTAATTGGACAATCTAGTGATGCTGTAGCAATCGTAGCAGAAAAAGTAGATGATAGTGTAATAAGTGTCCTTTACAAAAATGAAAACTTATTTAAAGAGGGAGAAACTGTTGTATTCCAAGAAAGTGGAGCTTCAGCAGTTATTACTACTTTAAATTCTCCTAGTTTTAATATATCTCCAAATTATACATTTACAGATGGTCAAAGGTCTACTTTCTATAACTATGGAACTATTAAGAGAAAAGTAGATTCTAATGCACCTGCTAAGAAAATAAAAATCTATTATGAGAATGGATCTTTTGATTCCAATGATAATGGTGATATTATAACCGTTAATTCATACGATCAGTATAATTATGGTGAAGATATTCCTAGAGTTAATGGAATATCTAACACTGATATGATTGATATTAGACCTAGAGTTACTGCAATTTCTGCTGTTGAAGAAGGTGATAGATCTCCATTAGAATTCTTAGGCAGAAACTTTAATGCGTCTGGAGATTCTGTACCCAATATTCTAGCATCTGATGAAACTATATTGATAGATTTCTCCTTCTACCTTGGAAGGATTGATAGAATTTTCCTTACCAAAGAAGGGAAGTTCCAGGTTAAGTATGGAGAACCTTCAGAAGTTCCTACTAAGCCTGTTCCTGTTGATAATGCAATAGAAATAGCAACTGTAACTCTTCCTCCATATCTTTATAATGTTTCTCAAGCATCTCTTGAATTTTTGAATTATAAGAGATATAGAATGGTAGACATCAAGAATCTTGAGAATAGAATCAAGAATCTTGAATATTATACAACTCTTTCTCTTTTAGAAACTAATACTGCTAACTTCTTTGTTCCTGATAATGATGGTTTAAATAGGTTTAAAGCTGGATTTATTGTAGATAATTTCTCTACATTCCAACCTCAAGAAACTGGTCTTAGTGTTCTTAATAATTCTATAGATAGAAAAAATAAGCAATTAAGACCTAAGCACTATACCAATTCTGTTGATCTTATTTTTGGTCCTGTTGTTGGAAATGATCCTCAAGATGATCTTCAATTTGCTACTGTTGAAGGTATTAATGTAAGAAAAAATAATGATGTTATAACTTTAGATTATGCTGAAGTTGAATATATTAAACAATCTTTTGCAACTAGATCTGAAAGTGTAACACCTTTCTTGATTAGTTTCTGGCAAGGAACTATGGAATTAAGCCCAGCATCTGATACATGGGTTGATACTAGTAGATTAGAAGCTAAAATTATTGAGACTGAAGGCAATTATGCCGAGACATTTAATAATATGGCTGATTCTGGCCAAATAGATCCTCAAACTGGATTTGGTCCTATTGTATGGGATTCATGGGAAACCAGTTGGACAGGAACTGATGTTATTGAGAGCACTAGAGATAGAACAGAGGTTGCTCGTGAAGTATTTGGAGTTGGTGGTTGGATTAATGATTTTAGTGGTGGATTCGGAAGCCCCGCTCGATGGATTGAAAGAAGAACTACAACTACTCTTAGAGAAAATGTACGTGAAACTGTTCAAACTGGAGTTGAAAGTAGGAATGGTTTAAGAACTGTTGTCACTGAAAGTTTTGATCAAACTTCGGTAGGTGATAGAGTTATAAGTAGAGATCTTATTGCCTTTATGAGATCTAGAAATATTCAATTCGTTGCTAAAAAAGTTAAGCCTTTGACCAAGCTTTATGCTTTCTTTGATGGTCAAGATGTTACCAAATATTGTGTTCCTAAACTTATTGAAATTACAATGACGGCAGGAACGTTTGAAGTTGGTGAAACTGTTACTGGAATGGTTAATCCTACTGGTTTAAGTCAAATAACTTCAGATACTATACCTAACATAACATTTAGAGTCGCACAATCTAATCATAAGGAAGGTCCTTATGATGTTCCTACAAAGACATACGCAGAGAATCCTTATACAGCCAATGCTGTTCCTTCATCTTATTCATCCACTTCAACTCTTCTTAATGTAGATACATTCTCTTTATCTAATGAACCTCAA